CGCGAGCGCGTCAATCACTTCGACCACCGCCTCAAACGCCGTCCGAATGCCGCCGGACAGTTTCTCGGCAAGCCCTTCATCCATCCCGAAGGCTTCGAAGATGCCCTGGATCATCGAGCCGCCGAACAGCGAGCGCAGCGCCTGCGATAGGCCGTCCTTCAGGAAGATGCCGAGCACGGTGTTGCCCACGCGCAGCACTTCGGTTAGCCCGCGCCCCACATTGATAAACGCATCTGCCAGCTTCTGCGCGACGCCCTCGCCAATCCCGAAGGACCGGAACATCGTGAACAGGCGCAGGCCGGTGTCTTCGCTGAACAGGGTGTTCAGCGCGCCCCAGAAGCCCTTCTCTGAGAACGCCTCGGAGAAGGTTTCGAAGATGCCGCCGATCGTCTTGACGACGGGCTCGATGAAGTCGCGGATGCCGAGGAAGTTCTTTTTATAGGCCACGTACAGGGCAGCTACCGCCGCGATCGCCAGGCCGACCGGCCCCGCCGCGCCGAGCATCCCAATCGCAGCCCCGACCAATTTCACGGCCTTCCCGACCGCGAACAGCGTCGGTCCGAGCCCCACCAGCGCCGCGCCGAGCAGGACAATCTTCTCGGTTAACTCGGGGTTGGCCTGCGCCCAGAGCGTGATGTTGGTGATGACATCGACCACCTTGTCTAAAAATGGCTTCAGGTACTTGTCAATCGCCGGGCCGACCGTCTCGATCATCATCGTCTGGATGCTCGAAGAGACGCGCTGAATCTTGCCATTCAGTGAGTTCATGCGCGCATCGGCCACCGTCGCGGCGTCCGCCTGGTCTGCCATCAGCGCGTTCATGTCGCCCATCGCATCCGTGGACGTCAGGACCGACAGCCCAAGCTGCCCGTAGGCCCCGCCGAGTGTCTTGACGTACTCGATGCGCTCCTGCTCGGTCAGGCCCGCCATTGCCACGCGCAGGTCATTGAACACATCGTTCAGCGGGCGCACGTTGCCCTCGATGTCGTACAGCTCGACGCCGAGTTCATTCAGCGCGCCGGTGACGGCCTCGGACGGCTTCGACAGGTTGTTGAGCACTGAGCGGAGCTGCGTGCCGGCCTCGGCGCCCTTGATGCCGCGCTCGCTGAAGGCCGCGAGAATCGCGACCGTGTCCTCGATCGACAGCCCGAACTGCGCGGCGATAGGACCGACATTGCCGAGGCCCTGCGCCAGGTCGTTGATTTCCGCGCTCGAGGCCGCCGCGCCGCGCGCCAGCGCGTCCGCGACTCGCTCGGCGGACTCGGCGCCCAGGTTGTACATGGCCAGCGCGTCGGTGATCACGTCGGCGGTGTAGCCGAGATCCATCCCGCCCGCCGCCGCCGCGTCGAGTGTGGCCGGGAGCGCCGCGAACGTCTCGTTCAGGTCGTAGCCGCTGGACAGCAGCTGCAGCATCGCCTCGGCGCTCTGCGTGGCGCTGAACGAGGTGGTTTTACCCATCTCGATCGCCTTGTCGCGGACCTTGTCCATCTCTTCGCCGGTCGCGCCGGTGCGCGCCTGGATTTCGGCCAGGGCGTCGTCAAACTTGCCGAAGACCTTGATCGACGCAACACCGAAGGCAGCGATCGGCGCGGTCAGCTTTGTGACGCTCACGCCCACGCCAGAGATGCGGTCGCCTGCCGCCTGGACCCGGTCGCCCATGCGCGAGAAGACGGACTCCGCCCGGCGCTCGATCTGCGAGAACGCCTGATTCAGCGAGCCTTCCAGCTTGCTCGTATCAATCAGCAGGTCGCCATAAGCGGACCCGAGATTGACTGGCCCTGCGCCCTGACCCATCTATCCTCCAAACAGCGCGCGCGCTTCGGCGGCGCTTAGCATGTGCGGCTGCTCTGATCCGAGTAGTTGCCCCAGCCGGTAGCGCGGCACTTCCACCATCTGCTTGCCACGCCGGACCTTCTTGCGCTCACTGAGCTTGCTCTCTACCCAGTGGCCGAACCAGCTCACCGCCTCGTCGAAGTACCAGGCGAGCAGCGGCTCATTCGCCAATCCCAGCATCGCCGACGGGCGCTGGCCGTACGTCTTCGCCGTCTGGTGCAGCGACCACAGGCGAGGTCTGCTCTTGCAGAAAGGACTGCGCGGCGGCCAGCCGCTCCTCTCCGCCCATTAGGGTCATGAAGACCATGGCCTTCTCTTCTATCGAGAAGTCGTCAGGCGTCAGCCCGCTCGCGAAGGGGGCCGTGATTTCTTCGCCGTCCGGCAGGATGACGGCCAGCACGACGCGATGCATCATCTTGTTCAGCGTATCGCGCAGCGCGCCGACGGCGGCAGGGTCCTGCATCACCTCCGACATACTGACGGACTTCGCCTCGGACTTCATGCTCTGCTGGACGATCGCCATCAGCGGATTCGGCGCGTCATCGGTGCCGTCCAGCAGAGCAAGCTCGTCGATTTTGCGCACGCGCAGCGCCATCCCGCTCTCCAGCGGGACGGTCAGGCTGCGCAGCCCGAAGAACTTTTCAAGTTGAGGGTTCTGGCTCCCGGTCATTGCCCCCATCCTTAGCTGATCCCGAAGGCTGTGTTGAAGTTGCTCGGCAGTTCGGTCGTGGTGTCGTACTCCATCGTCTTGCGGATGGGCAGCACCGTGCCGTCGGCCAGACGCAAACGCATCGCCTTGATGTCAATCTCGGCGATCGAGAACTGGTTCTGCTCGGACACGTCGATCGGGATGCGTGACTGCAACTGGCACTTGGGCACGTAGACGTGCATCTCCCGCCCGCCCTGGAGCGGGAAGGCCAGCGCCGCGCCGAAGTAGGGCATGTTCGTGCCGCCCTCGTCTTCGTTGATGTTGAGCGTCTGGCCGCTCGACTCGTTGTCCGTGCCGGCCATGATCGCCAGCGACGTCCAGTCGAAGCCGCCAAACGAGACGCTCATATCCATCGAGGTCAGCACGCTCAGGTTTTCCTCGACCGCGCCCAGGATCTTCAGCTCGTCGGTGTCGTGCACCGGCTCGATCGAGACGCCCTGCACGTTGGCGACGGACTCGGGCGAGCCGTACGTCTCGGTCGAGACGCTGAAGCTCGCGACCGACATTGCCCGGCATAGATACGGAACACTCAGCATGGTCCTATCTCCTGCTACTTTTGCACGTAGCCTATGTAGCGAGACCGCTCCATCGAGGCCCCGCCCAGCGATTCGTCATTCTGGCCGGTGATGTCCCCGGCCCACTGAAGTTGAAACAGCCACTCGCCCGCCGGCTCGGTCGAGGCGACGCGCTTCTGGTGCAGCAGTGCGTAGCACCGCGCGCGCATCTTCTCGCACGTTGCATAGCCGGCGTGCTCGTAGAAGTAGAGCTCGACCGTCACCTGCGCCGCGTAGACGGCCAGGCCCGAGTACGGCACTTCGCTCGATACTTTGACCGCGATCGCGGGCTTCACGAGCGGCGTGCCGTTCGTCAGATCAGCCAGCTCCAGCCCCTGCCGGTCGAGCGCGTTCAAGTCGAACACGCCGCCCGTCGCCAGAGTCTTGAGCGTGGTGTCATCTGTGAACAGTTCACAGATAGCGCCCGTCTTGGTCGTCATTTCATCAGCCCTCGGACGCTGGCCCATATCTGGTTGCGCGCCCAGTCAAGCGTTGGCCCGACGATGGCGAAGCGTCCTTGCCGCGCGATTTCCAGCCATTTGCCGTAGCTCATGCCGTGGCGCAGGATCAACGCGATGCCTTCGCCCGGGCTGTACGTCGCGGGCAGCAGCTGCTCGCCGTCGCTCACGAAGACCGCCTGCACGCTGCCGCTCTTGGGCACGCGCGTTGCGTAGGCCGCCAGCGTCTGGCGCGCGTTGCCAGTCCGGTCGGCCCACGGCGCATTGACCTTCGCGTCATTCTCCAGGCGCACCGCCCACAGGCTGTCCAGCAGGTCAAAAACGCCCTGCTCGACCACCCGCACATAGCGGTTGGCGTCGTAGCCCTGCGTCGGCGGCACGCGCCATTTGAAGTTACGCATAGCGCTGGCCCCACTTGGCGCGCATCCGCGCCCGGTTGATCTCCTGCCAGGCGTGCTGCGCCCCGTCGCTCTCCGAGTGGTGCACCAGGCCGATATCGCCACAGCCCCACACGAGCCCGCCGAGCGCGCGCACCTGCAGACACAGGTCAGCATCTTCCCAGTAGCAGCGAACGAAGTCGCGGTCGAAGCGCACCGCCTGGAAGACCGCGCCGCGCACCGCGCACCAGCCACCGCCCACGTAGTCGACCAGGCCGGGGACGTGGGGCGCTGGCTCGACGAGCCAGTCCGGCGTGATGCGCCAGCCGCCCGCCCCGGCGATCTGCACGTCCGGACGCTCCAGCGCGGCCAGCAGCTCTGCCAGCCAGCCGGAGGCGATCGGCTCGATATCGTCGTCCAGGAAGACCATGACGTCCTCCTCGCGCAGGCGGTCGAGCGTGGTCGATGTAAAGTCAACCAGCCACTGCCGGGCGCGGGCCAAATCGTCTACGATGCCGGTATGCCAGACGCGGCGCCGGTCGCGCGCCTCTTTCGCCCACATGCGCAGCCACGCGGCGGTGGCCGCGTCACTGGCCTGATCGAGCACCAGGGTCAGCGCGCCGTCCGGCAGCGCCGCCTCATAGTGCGGAGAGGTCAGCAGCCGCGCCAGCGCCTCGCGCCGGTTGTGGGTGACAATGCCAACCGTGATCACGTTACACGCTCCGCCCGGGCCTGCACTTCGCCCGGGTACTCCCACGCGTCAATCACCCGGTACTGCCCATCGTCGAGCGTGAACAGGTCGCCCTTCTGGACGTCCGTGTCCGCGACGGATGCGCTCGGATGATCCTGCACGCCGAACAGCAGCACGCGCGCCAGCGCCGCCAGGCCCGGGCCGCGCACTTCTTCGGTAAAGGCCACGGCGTCCGGCTCGATCCGCATCGTCTGCGCCGTCTGCTCCGCGCTGTTGCGGTACAGCGTGACGCTCGTCGGCTTGTCGTTGATGCGCGCCCAGGCCCGCACCGCGCGATCTGCCGCCGAGATGCCGCGCATCCCGCGGCCGCCCAGGAAGGCGTCGAGATCAGGCATCGGGCCATTCCTCCCGGCGCGCCTTGTGCCCCTTCAGCCGGGCGTAGCGCATCGTGCCCAGCGCGGCCGTGGTGGTCGCGTTGTAGCGGGCTTCGATGCTGCGCTCCAGCGCTTCGAGGTTCTTGTAGACCTGGTTCAGCTTCTCGGCAGAGTCGCCCTGTTCGTAGTCCGCCAGCGTCACAGCCTTGGCGCGCAGACGCCGGACGCCGAGCAGCAGCGCATACGCGTCTGCCGCCTCCCCGGCGGTGTGTTTGGCCTCGGCTCGGGCATAGAGGGCGTCGACTTCGGCGTTCGTAAACACCGTCTCATCATTGGCGACGCCGAGATCCAGCCGGAACTGCTCGCGCTGCGCGACGGTTGCCATCAGACAGCCATCCTCTCTTGCGCCGTCTCGCGCCACAGGTCCAGGACCTGCCCGGCGAAGCGGTGCCAGTCGTAGAGCTTGCGGACCCGGCGCGCAGCGTGCTGCGCCATGCCCGCGATGTACGGGCTTCCTGATGCGACATAGCGCATCTGTTCGGCCAGATGCTCGATGTCCGGCTCGGCCCACAGGCCGCACTTGCCGCGGAACTCGTCATACGTCCAGGCATCGGCCAGCGTGGCGCGCAGGGGATAGCCCCAGGCGCGCAGCTCGTCAGCCGTGCCAGACCAGTCGGTACAGATAACCGGCAGCCCCGTCGCGGCGGCTTCCCGGGGCGGCAGGCCGAAGCCCTCGCCGCGCGTGGGGAAGACAAACGCGTCGACCCGCTCGAAGAGCGCTTGCATCTCGTGCTCGCTCAGGTCCTCGCGCAGCACTTCCACGTTCTCCGTCTTGATGTCGAAGCGGAAGTTGTTGCGCCGCGCCTTGACGATCAGCCGGTAAGCCGGATCGCGCTCGAACGCCAGCACGAACGCCTTGAGCGCCACGTCCCAGCCCTTGCGCATGTTGCGGTCGCCGATCGTCAGGAACGTGAACGGGCGGCGCTCTGCTGGGCGCGCGACGTAGTGATATGTTTCGCTGATGCCGAGCGGCTGGATGCGCACCGGCGCGACCGTGCCCGCCTCGACCAGCACGTCTCGAACGAACACCGACGGCACGCTGACCGCGACACACTGGTTCAGCGCGTCGACCCAGCCCTCCGGCGGGATCGTGCTCTCCCAGTTGGTCACGGCGATGCGCGGCCCCGCCATCACCATGCCCCCAAAGCGGCGGTGATTGGTCGGATAGCCCAGCACAACCCCGCCCAGCATGGGCCGGATCGGCTGGCGCAGGAGGTCCTGCAGCGCCGCGCTCTGCGTGTCATAGAGCACATCACCCTGCGCGATGGCATTGACATGCACCCCGTAGTCGGCCGACAGATGCCACGCCAGCCGGCAGGCAATCTGCCCGTAGCTGTCGTAGGGGTCGAAGCAGGGTGCGCAGATGTTGACGGTGTCCATCAGTTCTCCTGTCCCGGAAAAGCGGCCGCCAGACGCCGGGAGCACGCCGTTTCAGGCATTGCCCTAGGCGGCCGCATCAAAGTCGCTGCAGGACCTCTTACGAGGTCGGCCAGGTCAGCTCTTCCACGGCAGCGGTAGGGTTGGCGTAGACGCCCAGATAGGCATCGCCGACCACCTGCTCCAGGATGAAGCGGCTGATATCCCCGTCGCCGCTCATGAACTCCAGGTCCTGCTTGATGAAGGACAGGAAGTCCATGGCGCTGTACTGCTTCGAAACGAGGTACGCCTTCCCGGCACTCACGCCAGGGTAGGTGACCGACTTCTTGCCGCGAGACAGCGACGTGCCGTCATAGGCGATCACGTTCTGGATGCGGCCGATCGCGCTCGACTGCACGTCAATCCCGTCCTGGTAGCGGCGCGCCATCGCGCGCTCGATCATGAACAGGTCCGACGTCGAGACGATCAGGTCGTACGGCCCGCGGCGCGGGTTAGTCGTGTCCATCGACGCGGCGGTCATGCCCGCTTCGATGGTGCGGAGGTATTTCTCCTCCAAGGTCCCGCCGGTCGCATCGGCAGCGGTCTGATTGGCCGCCGTGTAAGTCGCCGAGATGATCGGATACAGGTGGATGTGGTTCAGCAGCGCGTTCCATGCAATCCCCGCCGCGCGCTCGAAGATGCCCAGAGTCCACTGCTGGTTGAAAACCACCAGGTCCTTGGAGTATTCGAGCCCGGCCGCGTAGTGCACGATCGGCACCGTCTTGCTGCTTTCGGAGACGGTCGAGAACTTGACCTCGCCGCCTTCCTTGATTTCGCTGAACACCACACCGCCTGGGCCCAGCTGGTAGACCGTGACTTCCTTCGGCAGTGAAGGGTCCTGGACGACGGTGTACAGCGCCGGATAGAGCAGCGGCTCTTCGGCACGGCCCGCGTCCACTTCGTAGCGCTGGCGCTCGTAGAACGCCGAGGCGAAGTCGCCCGTTCCGATGAACTCGGCGACATGCTGTCCGCCGCCCGCCGGCGAGAGCCGGATGTGCTCGGCAAGATTGATGCCCTTCGCGAACTGCGCGGCAGGCTTCCTCTTTGCCAGTAGGTCTTTCGCGATGAACTTCATGGCCTTAGGCCCCCACGCCCAGCGGCAGCAGGATCCCGGTCACGACGTTGTTGGCGTCCTTCGCGGACGTCGCCTTGAACAGGGCCAGGAGCCCCGTGTTCGCGACCGTCGCGTAACCGGTATCATCGGGCACATGGCCGGTGAGGTCGCTCGGGTCAATGTAGACGATATCGCCCTTGTTGACCGTCAGATTCGCCGGCACAGTGAACTGGTACTCACGCTGATCAACCGACAGCGCCACGCTTTCCCCCGACTCCGCGTCTCCCGCCGCGACGCCGAGGAACCCGTCAACATACAGCACCTGGCCTTTGGCGACCGTGTACAGCAAATCGACGTCGACGGCCTTGCCGTCGCTTTCCAGATGGGTCTCTGCACCCGTGGTCACGATTCACTCTCCTCGCCATCATCAGGGATGATGACAAACTGATTCTGGCCGTTGGCCGCGCCCACCGGACGGCGCTGACGCCCGCCCATCTGGGTCTCGACCGACGCCTTGAATGCTTCTTTCACGCTCTCCCGGTCCATCACCTGTGCGAAGACCGTGTCGGCTTCCTCAGGCGTGCCGGGCTTCTCCGCGGCGACCAGGTCCGACACCAGCGAGCGCAGCGCCACCACCTGCACGCCCTGCTCGGGGTCTTCGACCAGCGCCTTGATCCGGGCCTGGACGGCCGCTTCCTGCTGGGCGCGCGCGGCCTCGGCATGCTGCTGAAGGGCGGCAACCAGGTCACCGTCTTCCGCCACGCCGAGCGTCTCGCGCAGGGTTGCAAGCTGCTGCTCGACGGCGGTCAGGCGCTGCGCCTGGTCCGATCCGGCGATTACAGCTTGCACAACCGAGTCCGGCAGGAGCGTGACGTCTTCGGCTGTCAGTGCCTTCAGCACTTCTTCCTTCGTCATGTCGTGCTCCTTGGTTGGTTTTTCAACGTTGTGTCCGGCCATCGCGGCCGTCAGGTGCGGCACCACCGCGAGCGACGGAACCCCGGCCCGCTCCGGCGGCGCCAGGTCCAGGCTCTCGAGGACAAAACCGACTGGCTCCCAGGCTTCGACCTCGTCGCGCCAGTACATCTCCTCGGCTGTGCCGTAGATCGAAGTGGCGACCTCGCCGCCCTGCGCCATCCGGCGGCGCAAAAACTCTCGCACGTCGCCCGGCGGCACGTACGCTTTGCCCCAGGCAAAGCCGTCGTGCAGCATGGCCCCCACCCACTCGACGGCCGGCAAGGGATACGCTGACCACCGCTCGATATCCGACAGGTGGCCCATGATGCCAGTCGTGCGGCGCTCGATGACCTGCCGCGCCAGGTCCTCGACCCATTCCTGGCTGAAGTAGTGCCCGTTGCCGGACACCACGCCAGGCTCGCCGATGCGCAGCGTCACGAACATGGCTTTCTCGTCGCCCTCGGTCATCGCCGCCACGTCGATCCCCTCGGCGATCGGGATGTCCGGATAGTCGACGCCCGCCTTCCCGCGGAAGGCAGTGATGAGCGCGGCCTGCACCGTGTAGCGGCCGTCCGCGCGCTTGAACTGCTCTTGTGTCGTCATGCTTCCCCTCCCGGCTTGATCAGCGCGAGATGAACCGACGTAAAGGTCGCCTGGCTCGATTGCAGCACCACGTGCGGGCGCGGGAGCGGATCGCCGCGCCGCGCGCGCGCGACCGCGTCCTTCAGGCTGCTGACTGTCGCCCGGGACGCTTCGGAGATATCCGTCTCCAGCGGCCCGGCCAGCGTGCAACCGCTTGGCTCGATGACCAGCGCGCGCAGCGTCTCGGCGGTAAACAACCAGCAGCCTTCCCAGCCGTGCCCCTCGCCGCTCAGCTTGTACTCGGTGCTGAGCGACAGCACGCCGCCTGGGCGCAGCACGCGGCCCATTTCCGCCGCCGCGCGCTGAATGTTCGCCTCACCGCCGACGTGCTCAATACTTCCCGACGAAAATACGCCGTCGAACGTGTTGTCCGGATAGCGCAGATCGCGCATGTCCATGTGCTGCACGATCAGGCGGCGCGGCTCCCAGCGCAGGCCAGGCGGCGCGTAGTGGCCGGGATTGACCAGCATGCCCGGCGGCGCGAAATTGCCCCAGGCGCCCGCGTCGGCGTACAGGTCGGTGGCGTGCACTTCGGCGGCGCGTGTCAGGACGAACATCGTCGCTTCGTTCCCCGCGCCGACGCCGAGCACCCGCGCGCCGTCGGGCAGATCGGCCAGCGCCAGGAGCGCGTGCGCGATCTCCCAGTCCTTGCGGTGCTCCCGGCCGGGCTCGGTCGAGGCGAATTCGCGGAGCACGGATTGCATGCGCGGCTCGCGCCAGTGTTCCAGCGTGCACACCCGGCAGAGCGTCATGCGGCCTCCCCGGCGGCCTTCGCCAGATCAAGCAGCTTCTGCAGGTTGACGAACTCACCATCCAGCACCGTGCCGATGAAGTCGCCATTCAGCAGCGCGCCGGTCAGCCAGTCGGGGTTGAACGCCCCGCGCAGCGCCAACGCCTCGGGCGCTTCCTCTTCGATCCACAGGCGAATCTGATTTTCAATATCGGTCGGATGGGCGGTCAGTTCCTGGGTCAGATAGCAGATGCAGTTATGCACGCAGGCGCCGTTGACCGTGTAGCTGTTGTCGCCTTCGACGTGCATGTTGTAGACCGGCCCCTGATAATGCCGCGTGCGAATCTCGCGGATCGGGGTATAATGAAGCTGGGCTAGGGACGGCCTCATGAACCGTCCGACACCCGCGTTTCTCGGCGCGGTGCCCCACTCTGTACCGAGAGGCAGCGACGAGAGGTTGCTATCATGGGTCACCAGTGCCCCATCTGCGGACAGACTCAGCTCCGCGCTAACCATCGGCATTACACCGGGATACACAGTATTACCGTGGTCGAGTACCACGCCCTCAGACTCGAACAGCAGTTCGGTCGCCCGATTGCCGCCATTCTCATCGAGCACTACGCCATCAGGCAGATGTCCTCGCCAGCGCTCTACAAAACGCTCGGCATCACGTTCCGCGTGCTGCGTGGGCTGCTGGCTTACTGCGGCATCCCCATGCGCGGGCGCAGTGAGGCCGTCCGCGCCGCCTGGGCGCTCGACGACGGGACCAGAAGCCAGATCGCCAGCGAAACTTGGAGCAGACTGAACCGGCGGCGAGACAGTCGCGGTGACGCCAATCCCGCCAAGCGCCCCGAGGTCCGGCGTAAGATTTCCGAAGCCAAGCGCCGGGACAATCCGGGCCTCGATCACCTGCGAGCCTTCAGCCGGAAGATCCACCGGGAGCGAACGGTTGTTCTCATCTGCCGGAATTGCGGCCAGCCCTTCGAGATCAAGAAGTCTCACGCTCACAAGAACTTCTGCTGCTCCCGAGCGTGCAGCCGCCAATACGCCGGCCCGACCGGCATTGAACACGCTATGGGTGAGGCGCTCGCGCGGTGGGGCATCGACGCGGAACCCGAGTTCCCCGTCGGCCCCTACTTCGTCGATTTCGCGCTGGTGCCGTGCAAGGTCGCGATCGAATGCGACGGTGCTTTCTGGCATAACCCCGTCCGCGATGCGCGACGCGATGCGCGAATCGGCGAGCACGGCTGGATCGTCGTTCGCTTCTCCGAGGAAGACATCAACCGGGACGTTGACGCCTGCATAGAGAACCTGCTCACCCGTCTGCACATCCTCGGCATTGACCCACCCACGTTCTAGATAAACAGGGTGCTCGCCGGTCAGTTCGAAGGCTCCCCAGTCGGTGACGAACTCATAGACTGTGCCGTCAAAGGGCCGGCTCCAAGCCTTCAGGACTCTGCCCCACGCCCTGGTATGTGTTCGGACGATATCGCCGTCCTGAACCAGTTCGATCGGCACCGGGCCGCTGATGGTTTCGACCATCTGCCCCGGCGTGACGCAGTGCGGATGCGCCGGATAGAGCGGCGGATCGTCTTTCGGATAGACGCCGCCACCGTCCGGCCCGCCCGCCGCCAGCTCGTCGCAGATGTCGCAGCACGGATGCGAGAGGGACAGATTCCACTTGATGCCGGAGACGTACACATTCGCCAGCGCCGCGTTGTGCAGCGACCGGCCCGCCGCCGCGGTGATTTCCGTCCGCGCCAGGCGCCGCGCCCAGTAGCTGCCATCGTCCCCGTAGGGCGTCACCGTCCGCACTTTGGCCGCTTCCGGCCAGAGGTACGGCTCGAGCTTGTCGGCAAGCTCGACCGCCGACGTGCC